TCTGGAAGCTCTGGGGGTGGGCGTCGATGCACTGTGCCGATGGGACGGCGAGAATGACGATCCCGCGGCTGGCGAGAACCTTGGGCGGGGACGATGCCTTCTGGCTGGCCGTAGCGGCCGTCGGGTGGCTGGAGATCGACGAGACGGCCGCTACCGTTGCTGTCCCAGGATGGGATCGCCGGTTCAGCCAGGCGGCCAAGGCGAGACTCCAGCACGCCGACCGGGCTGCGGCCCAAAACGACCGGGAACCGGACCGCAGAAAGCGGAAACCGGTTGCCTGCGCTCAAGCGCAGCCGTTGACTGCGCACGGGCGCAGTAGAGGAGAGGAGATGAGAGGAGAAGATCCTCCTCCTCCGCGGGAAGCTGCGCAGCCGGCGGCATCCTGGGAGCAACTCCGGGCGGCGTGGAACGCCGGGGCGACCGCAGGATCACGCCGAAAGCCCTGGAAGCCGGCAGGACCGCCGGAAGGGGCCGAGACTGTGCTGGGAGAGCCAGGGTGGATCGAGGCCGCCATGGAGGCCATTCCGAGGCTGGCAGGGTGCCGGTACTTCGACACCCCGGTCACGATGATCCAGTTCACGAAGCCGGGGTTTGTCACGAAGGTGCTCGGCGACCAGTTCGACGATCCGAAGCCGAAGCCTGCCGGCCGATCTTTCGGCCATGAGGAACGGCCGCCGGCCGAAGGCTGGAAGGGTGACGACGCGGCACGGTTCGAGGCAACGAAGCGGGCACTGGCCGAAAAGATCCGAGGTGGTGCGGCATGACCACCTGGAACGCCATCGCCAACCAGCCCCGCGACGCCAACGGCCGGGTCGCCCCTGCCCCGCGGCAACGCGAGCTGCTGCGGGCCATCTGCCGGCTGACGAGCCAGCAGGGCTACCCGCCCACCATCCGCGAGCTCGTGGACGCCATGGGCTACACGACGCCGAATGCCGTCGCCCAACACCTGCGGCTGTTGCAACGCAAGGGCTGGGTCATTTGGGAACCTGGGAAGTCGCGTACACTGCGGGTGGTGAACCGATGAACATCTGCGGCATAGATCCTGGGGTGTGCGGTGCTATCGCTCTGGTCAACGGCGGGCGGGTCGTGTGCTACGACATGCCAACGGTCGAGATCCGAGGCAAGCGGCGGGTGTGTGCCAACATGCTCGCGGACCTGCTCCGCGAGCAGGCAATCGACCACGCCGTGCTCGAGGAGGTGCAAGGGGTGCAAGGAACAGGGGCAACCTCCGCGTTCTCTTTCGGGCGTAGCTTCGGCCTGGTGGAAGGCGTACTGGCGGCGCTTGCGATCCCGACAACGCTGGTGCGGCCGCAAGCCTGGACAAAAGCCCTCGGGGTCAGCCGAGACAAAGGCCAGCACAGGCAGGCCGCCATGCGGGCATGGCCCGCAGATGCAGGGCTGTTCGCACGGGTGAAGGACGACGGGCGGGCGGATGCCTGTCTGCTTGTGCAGTGGTATTTGGCACGGGGCGTGCGTGGTGCGGTCGCGGTCGAGGATGGGGTGCGATGATGCGAAAACCCCTAGAAAACAGGCACGAAACGCACGCGACATGCGAAAAACACGGGAAAAACAGGGGTTTGCCCCCTGCCCCTCCATCGGGGGGCAGGGTCCTCCGCCGCGCGGCACGCGGCTTGCCCCGGCTGCGAAATCCACAATTGCGAACTGACTTGCTTGCTTGAGCCCAGAAGGCCCATGAAACATGGCGGCCGCCAAAGAGCCTAACCCGTCAAAACAGGCCGCATACGACGCCAGGAAGAAGCGGGAAGCCCGCCGGCAATCCGAGCTCTCCGAGTCCGGCCGCGACATCGGGGCGCTGCCCGCCGTCGAGGATCCGGCCCGCAAGGCCGCCGCCCGCGAATCGTTCCGGCTGTTCTGCGAGTCGTACATGCCGGCGACGTTCCCGCTGGAGTGGTCCGACGACCACCTGGAGACGATCGCCGCCGTCGAGGCGTCGGTGATCCGCGGCGAGCTGCTCGTGTTCGCCATGCCGCGCGGCAGCGGCAAGACTTCGCTCGTGGAGGCCGCCGCCCTGTGGGCCTTGCTCTACGGCCACCGGGAGTTCGTGGCGATCATCGGCAGCGACGAAGGGGCCGCGTCGATGATGCTCGAAAGCATCAAGATCGAGTGCGAGACGAACGACCTGCTCCTGGCCGACTTCCCCGAGGCCATCTTCCCGATCGTGGCCCTGGAGCGAATCCACCAGCGGGCGAAGGGGCAACTGTTCCAAGGCAAGCCGACCCACATCCTCTGGACCGCCGACGAGGTGCAGTTCCCGACGATCCCCGGCTCGCCGGCCTCGAGCGGGATCATCCGGGTGGCTGGCATCACCGGCCGCATCCGCGGCATGTCGGCGAAGCGGGCCGTGGACGGCCGGAAGGTGCGGCCTACACTCGTGCTGATCGACGACCCGCAGACGGACGAATCGGCCCGCAGCCCATCCCAGGTGGCCGCCCGCGAGGCTGTGCTGAAGGGGGCAATCCTCGGCCTGGCCGGCCCTGGCGTGAAGATCGCCGGCCTCGCGACCGTGACCGTCATTCAACCCGATGACCTCGCCGACCGGCTGCTCGATCGCGAACGGCATCCATCGTGGAACGGCCGGCGGATGCGGATGGTCTACGCCTGGCCCACGGCGACCGGCTTGTGGGACGAATACGCCGAACTGCGGAAGCGGGGGCAGCGGGACGGGCGGGGAACGGCCGACGCCGACGAGTTCTACGCCGCCAACCGCGAGGCGATGGATGCCGGCGGGAAGGTGGGCTGGCCGGCCCGCAAGGAGCCGGGCGAGCTGTCGGCCATCCAACACGCATGGAACCTCCGCATCGACCGCGGCGAGGCGGCGTTCGCGGCCGAGTTCCAGAATGAGCCGCTCGCCGATGCCGCCAAGGCCGACGGCATCCAGGTGGCCGAGGTGCTGGCGAAGACCATCAACGTCCCCCGCTGGACCGTCCCCTCGGGCCTCGACACGCTTACGGCGTTCGTGGACGTGCAGAAGGAGATCCTCTACTGGGCCGTGCTCGCCTGGGGCCACCAGTTCCGCGGCCATGTTGTGGCCTACGGCACATACCCGGATCAGGGCCGCCCATATTTCACCCTGCGCGATGCAAAGAAGACGCTCTCCCTCGTGCATGGTGCGAACGTGGAGGCGGCGATCCACGCGGGCCTGGAGGCTCTGGCGGGCGACCTGCTCGAGCGGGAGTTCGCCCGCGAGAACGACGATGCCGTGCTGCGGGTCAACCAGCTGTGCATCGACGCCAACTGGGCACAGAGCCAGGGCGTGATCCGCGACTTCGCCCGGCGGAGCAAGTGGGGGCCGCGGGTGCTGCCGACCCACGGCCGGTTCGTGGGCGCGAGCGGCCAGACGATCAGCGACAAGGCCCCCGACCGTGGCGAGCGGATCGGGGCCAACTGGCGGACGAGCACCATCCAACGGCAGCGGCACATCCTGTTCGACACCAACGCCTGGAAGACGTTCGTGGCTGCCCGAGTAAAGCTGCCGGTGGGCGATCCGCAGGGGTGGACGATCCACGCCGGCCAGCACGACATGTTCGCGGAGCAGCTCGCCAGCGAGGTGCCGGTGCGGGTCGAGTCGAAGCAGCGGATTGTGGACGAGTGGAGGCTGATCCCTGGCCGGGACAACCACCTCCTGGACTGCGTCGTGGGGTCCGCGGTGGCGGCCTCGTTCGCCGGGGTGTCGGCGGTTGGCGTCGAGAGCAAGGCGGTGGCCCGGGTGGTGATCACGCCGGAGCAGATGGCCGCCCGGCGGGCCGAGTTGATGCGAAAGCTCGGCCGATAAGCCGGTTGACGCCTGCCGGATTCGTGGGAGGCTGCTGACTGTTTCGCTCCCTCTTTCGTGAAAGGATTCACATGAGATTTTTCTTTCTGTTCGCCGCCCTGCTCTGCTCCACGGCCGTGGCCCAGGACGTGATCGTGGTTCCGCGTGGCCGGGTGTTCGTGTCGGCCCAGGAGCACGCCTTGCTCATCGCCAGCCGGGGGTCGCTCGTGCATTCGTCCTGCGGACAGACCGAGGGCATCGGCAGCGGTTCGACGCCGGAGCAGGCCCGCCGCAACTGCTGCTTCTTCGGGAAGCGGCAGATCGTTGAGGAGGGCGTGGCGTATTCGCCGGTGGCCCGGCGGTGGTTCGCAGTGATCCGCTACCGATGAGCGTCCCGTACACGGACAACGAGGCTTCGGAGGCCCGGCAGTGGTCCAACCGCTACGGGCCTCCGAACGCCTGGACGGCATCGCTCGGGACGGCGGCGAGGATGATCGGCAGGCTGCTGGATGAGAGGGAGAGGCTGATGGCCGACGCCATGCTGTGTTATCGCGGCGGCGGCGATTGTCCGGTGCCGGACAATGCAGCAAATCTAGACGCCGCGCCGGCGGTGACAGCCCCTGAACCGGAGCCAGAGCCAGCCGCGCGGCGGCGACCGGCAGGCGGCACCGGCGATACACAGTCGTTCGACGCCTACCGGCGGTTCGTCGGTGAGGCGATGAACTGGATCAGCGAGGCGACAGGCTTCCTGCACGACGACGTTTTGCGGACGGACGATGCGCGTGACATCATCACTGACGCCTGCTCGCGATGCTGGGATGCGTTCGACCGCATCGCGTACCCCACAATCCATGGAGCCGCGCCGGCGGCTCGAGCCAGCGTCGGTCGGCCCCGCACTGATAACGCGGACTTGCCCACCCGTGCTGGCACCGGCGATACACCTGTTGCAGAATCCGCAACAACTGCGATCACCGACGCGGAGCGGCAGGCGGTGGCGGTGTTTGCCGAGATCGCGTGGACGAGCCTTGAGTGGAGCGAGGTTCAGCGGCACGCCAACACTCTTCGCGGCCTGCTGGAGCGGATTGGTTGAGTAGCATCGACGAACAGGACCGACAATCGGCCGGAACCGCAAAAAACGGGACCATTATTCGCAGGAAGTTGCGATTATCGGCAGATTTCACGAAGTGAGAACGCCCGCGATCACCAGCGGCGAGGAGGAGACGATGACTGACGAGAGAAACGAAGCCGAGCCGTCTGGTGCATCCGGTGGTTCGCTGGCGTGGATTCCGGTGACGGAGCGTTTGCCAGAAGAATACGAACACGTTCTCGGCTGGACGCGCGGGTGGTGTAGGGCGGCGGAAGTGTGGAGGGATACGCGCGGCGAATGGTGCTGCCCGACGAGCATCTACTTGTCTGTTAGCAGAATCAGCCACTGGATGCCGCTACCGGCTCCGCCAACGGACGCCAAGTAGCCAGCGAACCAGTGTTTCTACAGAACTGCATAACACGCCCCCGCCGTCGCGGAATCCACAACGTCCAGGCGGTTTCGCGGATTATCGGCTGGATAACATGACCGACTTCTCACCCGTCACCGCCGCGGTGATCTTCGTCACCTACGTCGCCGTCGACATCCTTTACGCCCTCTACATCATCTGCGTGGAGCGGCGGCAGGCCATGCGATCGGCGGCCATCTCGGCCGTGCTCTATTCGCTCCTGGCCTTCGGGGTGATCACCTACTCGAAGAACCCGATCTACCTGATCCCGCTCGCCTCCGGGGCGTTCGTCGGCACGTTTCTGACCGTGCGTTATCACCGGGAAAACGACAGGTAGGGCGAGGCGGAAAATGGCGGTGCCGCAGGAGCCCGCCATGGACGAAGAGATCGACTTCGCCGCCGAAGACGCCGAGGCCGATGCCCTGATCGGCATCGAGTTCCTGTGAACAGAGGCACACGACTGCACACCGGTACACTTTCTGGTAGGCGAAACACGCCCACCGGAGTGCCACCGTGGCCAACGAAGACGTAGTCGACGCGATCGCTCAAAACCTCGCGCAGCCGCGTCGTGCCCGCACCGACGCCGGCGAGGTGGAGCAGCACGAGCTCGACCGCCAGGTGGCGGCCGCAAAGTTCGTGATCGACTCCCGGGCCGCGACGGCTTCGCCGTTCGCGAGCCTGCGGATGGCCCGCATCGAGTCCCCGGGGGCCGGCGGCTGATGGGCCTTCTCGGCAACCTGTTCGGCGCGGACAAGGCCCGGATGGCGGCGACCATCGAGCGGCAGCGGACCGCCATCACCAAGATGATCCGCGGCCGGTACGACGCCGCCCAGACCACGCCGCTGAACAAGCAGCACTGGGGCATGGTCGACTACCACTCGGCCGACGCCGGGTTGACGCCCGCGATCCGCCGCACGCTCCGGGCTCGCGCCCGCTACGAGGCGGCCAACAACGGCTACCTCGCCGGGATGGTCAACACGCTGGCCACAGACGCCGTCGGCACCGGCCCGACTCTGCTCCTGGACTGCGGCCCCGATGCCAGCCAGGAGGCGGTCGCCAGGGTCGAGGACAACGTCTACGAGTGGCACCAGCGGATCGACCTTGCCCGCAAGCTGCGGACGCTCCGCATCGGCAAGGCGGTCGACGGCGACACGTTCGCCATCCAGACCACGAACCGCAGACTCCGCGGCGTGCAACTCGACCTCCGGCTGGTCGAGCCCGAGATGATCGCCGACCCGGCCACCCGGTTTGAGTTGGTCGGGGCTGTCGACGGCATCCGCTACGACGCCGACGGCAATCCCGACAGCTACTACCTGCTCGACCACCACCCCGGCGCGATGCACTGGGGCGTCACGCTCGGCGGGCGGTGGGTGGCGGCCGACAAGGTCCACCACTACTACCACGCCACGCGGGCCGGCCAGAGCCGGGGCTGCGGCGAGGTGGTGCCGGCTCTCGAGCTGTTCGCCATGCTGCGGCGGTATCAGTACGCCGTCGTCACAGCGGCCGAGACGGCCGCCGACCTGGCGGTGATCCTCCAGACCACGATGCCGGCCTCCGGGGCCGCGGCCCAGCTGCCGCTCGCGGAGACGCTGCCGCTCGTGCGGGGCATGGCCCTGGCCGCCCCCGAGGGGTGGACCGCCGGCCAGATGAAGGCCGAGCAGCCCACGAGCACCTTCGACGCCTTCGAGCGGCGGATGCTCATGCAGATCAGCCGGTCGCTGAACATGCCCTACATCGTGGCGGTGATGGACGCCACGGGGGCGAACTACTCGACCATGCGTGGCGACTACCTCGTCTACCGCAAGCACATGGCCGCCGAGCGGTCGGAGATCGAGCGGGTGGTGCTCGACCCGCTGCTGGAGAAGTGGATCGAGGAAGCCACGTTCGTCGACGGTGCGATCCCCGACGGCCTGCCGCCCCGCGATCAGTGGACCTGGCGGTGGCGGTGGGATGGGTTCGAGCACATCGACCCGCTCAAGGAAGCCAACGCCGAGACGGTGGGCCTCGAAGCCAAGACCGTCAGCCGAGCCGAAGCCTGTGCCCGCCGGGGCAAGGACTGGCGGCAGGTGTTCCGGCAGATCGCCGCCGAGCAGGCATACGCGGATGAGTTGGGCATCGACCTGACGCCGGCGGATGCCGCCCCGCCGGCCGACGCCCCGACCGACCAGCCCCAGGGAGCCGACGCATGAGCCAGAAGCTGCGAATCACCGGAGAGGCCACGCTGATCGACGCCCCGCTCCTGGCGGACGGCACGAGCGGCGGCAACCCGAAGTTCTCGCTCGTGGGCTACACCGGCCGTGCCATCCGGCAGGCGTGGAGCCGCACGCCGCTGGTCGTGGATCTCGCGGGCATGGACACGACCAGCCAGGTCGTGGCCGTCATGCTCGGCCACCAGTACGACATGGACCATGCCGTCGGCCAGGCCGCGGACGTGAAGAACAGCGGCACGGACCTGACGGTGGCCGGCGAGGTCATCGGCGAGGGGCCGGAAGTCACGAAGGCCATGAATCTCGCCCGCAAGGGCTGGAAGTTCCAGGCGTCGATCGGGGCCGATGTCGGCCGGATCGAGAACGTGGCCGCTGGCGAGTCGGTCGAGGTGAACGGCCGCCAGTTCAGTGGACCGATCAGCGTCGTGAGAGCGTCCACGCTCCGCGAGGTGTCAATCGTTTTGTTCGGTGCCGATGCCGCTACATCGGCCGCGATCGCTGCGGAAGCGAATGAGGGTTTGCCCATGGCGCACGACGCCAACCAGACGCCCGCCGAGCCGATCAAGGCCAAGGCGGAAGACGCGGCGACTGTCGCCGTGGCTCCCGAGACCGTCAAGGCCACCAACGAGCCGAAGGCTCCCAGCGTGGACTACGCCGACGTGGTCAAGCAGCTGAAGGCCGAACTGAAGGCCGAGCTGCTCGCCGGCATCCGGGCCGACCGCCCGGCTGCTCCGGTCCACGTCGTGGCGAAGCCGGCCGAGGACGATCAGACGCTCCTGGCGTCGATCTGCCTCGCCGGCAACCTGCCCGGCGTGGAGAAGCAGTTCGCCGAGCCGGTGCTGGAGGCCGCCCACAAGCGGCGCAACATCGGCGTCCAGGAGATGCTGCTGCGGGCCGCGAAGGCCAACGGGTACGAGGGCGATGTCTACAAGATCACCGACGGCAACCTCCGTCAGGTGCTTCGGGCCGCGTTCTCCACGCACTCGATCGCCAACGTGACCGGCACGGCCTACGGGAAGTTCCTCCTGACCGGGTTCAACTCGGTCGAGTCGGTGTGGGATCGGATCTCCATGATCCGCCCCGTGTCCGACTTCAAGGCGGTGACCGGCGTTCGCGTGAACGGCGGGTTCGTGTTCGAGGAGGTCGGTCCTGCCGGCGAACTGAAGTCCGCCGAAGCGACCGATGAGGCTCGCTCGTTCGGTGCCAAGTCCTACGGGCGGATCTCTTCGATCACCCGTCGGGACATCATCAACGACGACCTCGGTGCTCTGACCGTGGTGCCGCAGCGGCTCGGCCGTGGTGCGGCCCTCCGGTTCAACACCAACTTCTGGGCGGAGTTCGCCGCGAACAACGCCACCTACTTCGAGCGGGCCACGGCCGGGGCTGGCAACGCCTTCAGCCTGACCAGCCTGAAGGCGGCGGTGGCGGCCTACCGGAAGCTCACCGACGCGGACGGCAATCCGCTGGGGGTCGCCCCGGGCCTGCTGCTCCTCCCGCCGGAGCTCGAGATCGCCGGTGCCGAGGCCATGGGCTCCGCCCTGGTCCACGGTGCCAGCGGTGTCACCCCCAGCACCAACGTGCTGGCTGGTCGGTACCAGGTCGTCTCGTCCGCCTACCTCACGTCGGCCACGACGTGGTGGCTGGTGGCCAACCCGGGCGACCTCAACGCGATGGAGGTGCTCTTCCTGAACGGCAACCGCAACCCGGTGGTCGAGCAGGCCGAGGCCGACTTCGACACGTTGGGCATCCAGGTCCGCGGGTACTTCGACTTCGGTGTCGCCAAGGGCGAGCCGAAGAGCTGCTACCGGATGGCCACGGCCTGATCGGCGTGACAGTGCAAATCGTGCCCGGGGCCGGGAGCCCAAGCCCGGCCCCGGGGTGACGAACAACGAATCCAAACCAGAACCAAGAAAGCGAGACGAAGATGGCGACGTTTGTGCAGAAGGGCGAGACGATCGACTACACCCCGACCGCTGCGGTGGCGGCCGGTGCTGTGGTCGTGATGGGGACGGTGGGCGTGGGAGTGGTGCCCGTGGCACTCGCGGCCAACGAGCGCGGGTCGCTCGTGGTCGACGGTGTGGTCCGCCACGCCAAGACCGCGAACCAGGCCGTGTCGGCCTACGCGAAGGTCTACTGGGACGCGACCAACAGCGTCTTCACGACCACGGTGGGCAGCAACGTGCTCGCCGGCTACGCGGTGGCTGCGGCCGGCGCGAGCGATGCGACGGTCGACGTGAAGCTGATGAAGGTCTGATGCTGATTGGGCCGGGGGGCGGGGCAGCGACAAACGCCGCCCGCCCCCGGCCCTGCTGGCCGTGGAGGTGATTCGTGCAGGACATGCTCGCGAAGGCTTCGGCGTGGTTCGAGCAGCAACGCACGCAGCACCTCGCGGCGATGGTCGCCTACTACCGGGCTGGCTCGTCGCATCCGGTGAACTGCCGGGCAACGCTGCTGGTCGGCCGGTGGGATGCGATCAACGCCACCGGCCAGATGGTGCGGATCGAGACGCGGGACTTCGTGATTGCCGATGCGGAGCTGGGGTTCGTCCCGGCCCGTGGCGACACGATCGTGGTGGCCGAAGGCGGGACGGATAAGACCTACAAGGTGATCCAGCCGGACGGCTCCATGCAGTGCTGGCGGTGGGTGGATCGAAACCAAAACGTCCGGCGGATTCACACGCTGGAGCTCGAGCAATACCCGAGGGCGTGACCGATGGCGACGTTTGAAGCACTGCCGGGCGAGTTGAACATCGCCCTCGTGCGTGGTGACGAGTTCACCTGCTCGGCCACGTTCAATGCCGAT